CTGGTTATGCAATGGGCGGTGCGTTTAATCAAGGTAGAGAGTTAAACTATTATGCTATGGGCGGTATAGTTGATAAACCAGTATTATTTCCAATGAAAAAAGGTATGGGTTTAATGGGTGAAGCAGGCCCTGAAGCAATTATGCCACTACGTAAAGATGCAAGCGGTAATTTAGGTGTTATGACTTTTGCTAATGGTGGTATAATACCAGTAGGTAGAATGCCAACTGGCGAAATGGGTGTTAATATATCTGCTAATCGATCTGGCAGTAATTATCAACCACAATACAATCATGAAACAGTTATACATAATTATACTGGTCAACCAGTACAAGAACGCAGTAGTGTAGATAGTCGAGGAACTCGTAGAACAGAGTATTTTATTGGTGAAGCGGCAGCTGGAGAAACAGCTAGAACAGGTGGAACTATGCAAACCGCTATTAGAAATACTTATGGTTTACAACCAAGACTAATTAGGAGATAATAAATGGCAACACCTACTTGGCCTGCAGGATTACCTCAAAGTCCAAATAAAGATTTTACCGAAACCGGAGGAGTTCTAGTAAGTAGAACTCCTATGGATAGGGGCGTAGCTAAACAACGAAGAGTTGGTATGCGTCCTAGAACGGCTCAGGTACAGTTTCTTATGGACGATACGCAGGTAGAAATATTAGAAAATTTCGTAAACCATACCCTCTACGGCGCCAGAAGATTTGAATTTAGGCACCCTAGAACTGGTATTGTAGAATTAACTAGAATAGTTCCAAGTGGTGATGGCCAGTTATATCAAATAAGTTATCTCGGTGGACCAACTGGTGGCGGTAATAATGTATCATATTATAATATTCAAATGCAGTTGGAGTTTCTTCCGTGAGATTAACTAATCCAGAATTTACAAATGCTGTATTAGGTATTGAATCTAATGAGCAAATAATTATTTTATTGACTTTATATGATCCATATAATCCAACTCAAGCAATGGCAAGATTATCAGATGGAATTGGTATTGATAAAGTAAATCCTAGTGATCCAACAACTTGGAAAGCACTAAGATTAAGTGGTAGTATTACTATCGGCACAAGTAGTACTGCTGATGAAATTAATTATGATACATTTACTACTACGGATGATGATATACTATATGGCGTAGTAAGTAGATCTGAGAATTATATGTATTTGCCTATGCAAATAACTCTACCTGATGAAAGTGATGGCAGAGCGCCAAGAGCTACAATTACTTTTTATAATATAACTGGATATTTAACTCCGTTAATCAGAACAGTTAATGAACCTATTCCATTAAAACTAGAGATAGTATTAGCAAGTAATCCAGATATTGTAGAAGTTAGTTTTAGTGAGCTATATTTAATGTCTGCTACATATAACAAAGAACAAATATCAGCAGAAATAAGTGTAGCTGGAGTTGATAGGGAACCATTTCCGCAACATAATTTTACACCATTATATTTTCCAGGACTATTTTAATGTGGACAAATAAATATATAGGTATTCCTTATAAAGACGCTGGCGATGATGTAGACGGCTGTGATTGCTGGGGATTAGTTCGTCTGGTATATAAAAATGAATTTGATATAGAATTACCTAGTTTTAAAGAAGCCAGAATTACTAGTTATGATTTAAGACCAGATTACATTAATCAGCAAATACCAGATAATTGGATCCAAATTACTAGTCCAGAAAAAGGTACCGTAGTTTTAGTAAGGGTTAAAAGTCTACCTATACACATTGGTGTAATGATAAATAGCACACAGTTTTTAAATATTTTACCTGGTGCAAATTGTGTTATAGCTGATATTACTAATGCAAAATGGCGAGATCGTATAGTAGGTTTTTATAATTATACAAAAAATAGTGATAACTCTATTATATTAGCTGGAAGACCACACCCACTAAAAAGACAAACATATACTTTACCTATAGTACCAGGCTTAACCTTAAAAGAAGTTAGTCAAATAATAAATGATACTTATAAAGTACCTAAGGAATTATTTGATAGAATAGTTTTTACTGTTAATGGTATGCCTGTTAACAGTAATAACTGGGCCAGCTACAAACTAAATCCACAAGATAGGGTGGAGTATACAGCTCGTCCTGGATTTGAAGTGGCCGCAGCATTTATTGCAGAGCTACTAATTTATATAGAAACGGGTGCTGCATTTGCCGGCGCAGAGATGGGTATTTCAGCCTATACCTATGCTACTACTGTATTGGGCTATAGTAGTGTGGGAATTACAATTGCAGCAGCAGCAGCTACTATTGTGGTAAGTGCTGCAATTAGTTATGCTCTTGCACCACCACGACCAAAATTAAATGCTAATGACCCAGGCTCCGCAGAAGCTCAGCTATTAGCAACCGGTAGTGCAAATCAAATGTCTAGATATGGTACTATACCAATAGTACTAGGCAAAATAAAAATAGTACCACCATTAGGTGCTATGAACTATTTAAATTATTATGGTGCTGACGAACGTAATAGCTATTTAAATATGTTATTAACTTGGGGATACGGTCCGCTAAAGCTGCATAGCTGGAGACCGGATAATGTACAAAGCGTTACTACAACTTCTAGCGCATTTGGGCCTATACCTCCAACTATTAGTCATTACAATTGGGATGCCGGAGCAAGCAGTAATTATAGTGGCTTAAAGCTAGGTAATAATTTACTGGATAGTTATACTATTACAGCAATATCTCATAAAAACATTTATGATGGTGATTATACAGGTAGTAACACAAATAGATCTATATATAACAGTACTGGATTTGATAGCATTTATGGTAAAGATCATAATCAAGTATTTAAAAATCTACCAATTATAAATGATATTCATCCTTTAAATGGTACAGGTACAGTAGTCAATCCTGTTACAACTGCTATTGATGCTTCAGTACCAGCACTTCCTGGCACCACACCAGCAAGTGAATATTATAATCGCATGGAAATTGCCTTACACTTTCCAGAAGGACTACGTAAAATACGTATAAAAGGCGATAATGACAATAGTGGAAAAAGTTATTCTTTATACGGTCCCGATAATCCTGGATCCGTAGGTGAAACACCTAGTAGATCCGGCTTATTAGCTCAATTGAGCTCATACCTATCTCAACTAAATGGAACCATAATACCATTAGTTTTAAAATTTGAATATAGGCTAAATGCCGGTAGTTGGTTACCGTTAAAGGTTAAAGATAATTCTGGAACAATAGTAACAGATAGTTCAGGAATATTACTTTTAGGTAACGTTGCTTATAAAGACGCATTTACAAGAGTATATTACGCCGATAATACAATTACTCAACCTAGTGGTGCCCCAATATTTCCTTTTAGCGGACAAATAGATGTACGTGTAACCAGATTAACAGGTGATAGAGGGGAAAGTCCTGCAGAAGGAACAACTGAGTATAATACTTGGGGCGGTAGCGGCGGAATAAGTAACGGATCTTGTTTTTTAGTAGATGAATATGACGCCGTCACAGGAGTAGACACTAGAAGTAATTTTACGTATGTAGATTATCTAACAAACTCTATATCCAAACCAGAATATACAACTAGAGAAGCATGTATAGCTCAAAATTCTACTATTGGTGGAACTACTAAAGAATACCGCTGGATAGATAAAGCTTCTGATGATAATACAGCTGGTGCAGTAACTATAGCTCAAAACTGGAGAATTCTACATAAAGTACACTTCTTATCTTTTACAGTATCAAGAAATGCAACACCACTTGTAGCGCCAAAAACTAAATCAGCAAGTGGTGTAGAAGATGTAATTTTTAGCCAAACAGCATTACGTATTAATTCTACAGAACAATTAAATGGTCAATTAGAAGGAATTAATGGCATTGTACAAACTTTAGGTAGGGAATACACAGGTACTTTATCTGATGATGATATTGCCGATCCTACTAAGTGGTTAGATTTACGCCCAATAAATAATCCGGCTAGTCTATTTTTACATGTATTAATTAGTCCTGCAAATCCAAAAAGAATATTATGGAGCGAAGTAGCTAGCAGAGTAGATTTAGTTAAAATTCAAAAATGGTGGCGCTACTGTCAAACAAGACCAAGTTATACTTTTACATCCAACGGTATAAGTCGTACCGTAGGAGGACCTTTTACGTATAATCAAGTTATAGCTGCAGCAAAAAGTGTACTGGATGTACTAAAGGATATAGCTTCTGCTGGTAGAGCTAGCCCTGCTATGGTAGATGGAAAATGGACTGTTAATATTGATGAAGCAAAAGCAAATATAGTTCAAATGTTTACTCCACATAATAGTTGGGATTTTAACAGTACTCGTAGTTTTGATAAATTACCTGATGGTTTAAGAATTAATTTTTATGATGAAGATAATGACTATCAAGAAGCTGAAATAATTGTATATAATAAAAACAAAACAGAAGGAGACTCTACTTTATTTGAAAGCATGAACTTACCAGGAATAACAAAAGCAAGTTTAGCGGAAGATCATGCAAAGTGGCACATGGCTCAAGCCATTGTTCGTAGAGAATTATACACCCTAAATACTGATGTAGAGTATTTAATATGTAATCGTGGTGACAGAGTTACAGTAACTCATGATGTTCCTAGGTGGGGGTATAGTACTGGCAGAATAAGTAAGCGCCTCACTTCTACTAGTACCGTGGAAGTTGTAGAATTAGATGAACCAGTAATTTTAAATCCAACTAAAAATTATGGTATTCGTATAAGAAGCAGTTCAAAAGCTTCAGAAAGTGTTGATAGGCAAATATTACTTGCTAATATATTATTTGCTTCAATAGTAAGAGCTAATGATGGCTTAACAGTTACTGTAACTATGCCAACTGGAAAGTACCCGCCATTTGTAGTAGGTGATAGATTAGTAATTAATGCTACTGGTGATTTCTTTACTACAGCAGCTTCCCCTGCCGTAGTTACAGAAGTAGATACTAATTATTTTAAATATTTAAAAGCCGGAACTGCTGGTGCAAGCAGTGGTCCAGGAGATATATCTTTAACTAATGGATTGTATAAAAGAATACAGTTTAATTCTTCAGTTGGAACATTTACAAGTACAAAAAAAGATAAAGTAACTCCTTTTACTGCTAATTTAGCTGAAGAAGGCGATCTATTTTTATTTGGCGAGTATCAAAAAGTTTCAAATGATTTATTAGTACTAGCTATTGAACCTGATAATAATAAAGGTGCAAGGCTAACTTTAGTTGATTATGCTTCTGAAAGTTTATTTAATTTATCTACAGGATTTCCAGCCGGGATTACAGGGCCAGGTACAGGAATACCTGCATATCTATCACAAACATCTGATTTAATATTTAGACCAAATATTTCATCTAAAAATGATCTAGCAGGCTTTTCAGAAACAGACGAAGCCCCAGAAATAGGAATACCTGTTAGCGATATAAATGCTGCAGAAAATAGTACCCAAGGAAATTATCTATACAGAATTAAAGTACCGTATGTTAATAAAAATGCTATTGATTCAGCCACAGGAAAGATTATTACAGGATTTCCTACTGATATAACACATGTTGAATGTCAGTATGGCTTAAACGTATCCAACGCTTTAGAAAAATCCATTAAGGTACCTTGGTTAGATTGCACAGTATATATACCAGATGTAGAAATTGATAAAGAGTATAAAATAAGATTAAGATATGTTAAAAGAGACGGACGTATAGGAAAATGGTCAATCTATAGAAATCATACTGTAACAGGGATTACTAAAAATTATAATAATGTTTTATCAATAGCTGCATATTCTAGCGGTACTAATTTAGTTATAGTACCAAACTTACCAGAAAAGCCTGCAGATTTTAAGTGGTTTGAAGTAAGAATCTGGAAAAGCGCTACACCAATGACTAGTGACTTTTGGGATTCTACAAGTAGTTTAATGACAAAGGATCAGTCTAATGACACTAATGTTTTTAGAATTATTAGAAGTAGTGATCCAGAAGGATTAAAAACAGACCTTAAAACTTTTGGAACACCAGGCACTATTATATCAGCCTCTGGACCAGGAGTGCAATATAAAATTGCTTGTAGAATTTGGAATGGTACAAACTATAGTGTAAGTAGTGCTTTATGCATTTGGCTAGGTAGGACTATTAAGCCAAATCTTCACATAATTAATCCTAGTATTGCTTCCTTAAACCTAGAATTTGTACCATCATTAATAAATGGAAAATTGCCTACAGATTTGTGGGGCGTTCATGTATGGATGAGTAAACCTCCTAGCGCTAATGCATCATTTGCAGCTAGTAATTCTAATTTAGTAGCTAGAGTAGAAGGAAAATCTGCAGTAATAGCTTCACTAGAAGTAGAAAAAATACATTATTTTAGATATGCTTTTATTAGTTCTATAGATCCAACAGTATGGACTGTAAGTAATTCTTACGAATATATTCC